TTGGCAACTTGAAAACACATTGCTTTAACTGGTGAGGATTCTCTATTAATTTTTAATTTATTTAAAATTTCCCGTCTTACAAATACAAAATGTCCGGGAATATTCTGGCATAGAGTTATCTTTCCTATTTTATTTAATCGGCCCCTTTTATTGCCTACATTGCAATGCGGATTATTTAATCCGAGCAAACCGATCTCCGGGTGTTCTACCATTGCAGCAAGGCCCTGCTCCAACCAGTCCGGTTTCAATTTCGGGCATAGCACATCATCATCAGAAAATACTATAAAATCTGAATCTGTAATTTTAACAAGAGAATTTAAATGAGCCGGGATACCGCAGCGTTTTGTATGAAGATAAACACTGCTTAATTTACCTTCTTGAATTAAATTATTTAAATATCCAACTGTTCCATCAGAACTACTATCATCAATAATTTTTAATCTATAAGGAGTAAGTGTCCGCTCCCAAATATAAGTTAAAGTTTGCTTTAATAAAGACAACCTATTGTAGGTAGTGATCACAATATCAATCATGCTATTTCCTTCTTTTGTCCAGTACCCAAAATTACTTCCTATTGCTTTTGCTCCTATTTTTTTTACAAACCTGTTTATATCAGCATAAGTTTTTACATGAGTATCATGGAATAAAACTCTTCCGCACTTTTCTACTAATTCGAAATCCCTGCGAACTGCAGAACCATTATGAGCAGCATCTATAAAAGCAAAATCGAAATCTATATCTTTTAAAATTTTGGCTATTTCGATTCTGTTATTTATTTTATAAAATTGAATTTTATTTTTTAAACCAAAGATCTCCCATAATTTATATTTTTCAGAATAATCTTTAATATCAAAAGTAATTACTTTATTCGCAAATTGAGCCATCCAAGCTGCTGATATCCCTTTATAAGTACCGATTTCAACAACTGTTTTTATATTTATTGTTTTAAAAAAATCCCTGAAGACTACATCATATATAGCACTGTGACCGATTAATTTATTTATCCTTGTATAGCTATATATGTCTACCATGCTTTATACCCAGAGCAGCAGAGACGAATCCCTGCTGCTCCTCAAGATATTAAGTTTTTAAATTAAGTACCGAGTCCCGGTTCGCTATCGAAATCAATGGCTACAAATGATTCCGGTCTGAAGGTTGTTAGAGTTACTCTCTCTTCACAAAGAACGCAAACAAGGTTCTTTATAAAGAAGTTTTCATGATGCTCGGATATTCTGATATTTCCTTCTTCTCTATCCCAGAGCATTGCGCCCAAATTGTAAGCACCTAACAATGCTTCTCCGCTATTTATAGCAGTTGTTTCAACAACAGGAATCCTGAACAGTCTTGGAATTCCACCTTCGGTTACTACGATCCAGATATAATGCTTATCTGTACCTTTCAAAAGTTCGATGTCCTCCCAATCCTTCGGGTGCAGAACAACACCGTTTACAGGATATTCGGCCAGCCTTGCAATTGTGGCAGCCCTTCTAATGCAGTCCAGTTTTGTATCTCCTAATTTACCGGTGCTCCACAGGTATGGAGTTGCCTGAGGCCATATTCCAGTAAGGTTCGGGCTGATCCCGTTTCCGTAAAGGATTTGTGCCTCTTCTTCCAACTTCAAACCATACATTAATCTGGTGTTAATATATGCCTGAAGTTGCGATACATCGGCCAGAACCGTTCTTGATACCGAAATCCAGTGAGCAACGGTTTTAACTGCTTCTGTTTTTAACTCAAACATGATTTCAGACTGCGGTTTTGTTTTGGCTTCCTCAACCGGAGCAGCCCTATTTATAAATCCGGTTTCAACTACATAATCAATTGCATTGGTGCCTGTAGTTTGTACATTTAATAGATCCCTAATCCTTAATGCTTTGATTCCGGGAGCGATTATTTCAGGATACCTGAAAGGTGCTGCAAGATTTCCACCGGTTATTGCAGATATGATTTCCAATTGCTTTGTATCTATCGAATCAAAATGCTTTAAGAAATAGCTCAGATTTTTGATTATTGCTGGAGCCGAGTTAACGTCTCCTTTTGCTGCCATATCTTTATATGCCTGTGATTCAACAAATAACTGACCCGGAGATTTTATCTCTTCGCCATTACCAGCAAAGCCCGGTCTTTTGAACTTTAATTCAAGTTCATCGATTCTTGCTTTTTGCTCGTCAATGGTTTTAACCATCTCAGCCTGCTTGTCAGCAAATTCTTTTGTCTTTGCATCTAATTCGGCCTTTGATTCATCAATTCTTTTTTCTGCAGCTTCGATTGCCTTTACAGTTTTGGTTGATGTCTCACCATTGGCTTTGACTTCTTTGCTCTGTGTTTCCAAGAGCTCCTTTAAATTTGTAAACTCCGTATTAAATCCTTCTTGGAGTTTTTTTATTTCTTCTTCCACGACAATACTCCTTAAATAAGTAATTTTAATAAAATGGATTATTGTTACCTGAGTGAAGTTCAGTCCGGCGTATGCGGCCCAAAGCATCGGCTCAAATAATAGGTATGTCGGCTTTCTTTTAACGGAGTGAGTCCCCTCGGCTCCGGTTCAAACAAAGTGACGAATTAAATTTAACACATAAATAATATAAATGTCAAATTAATTTATAAAACTTGATTTAAGTTTTAAATTGAAATCCTTAAATTCCTTTAAAGAATCCTGCATTTTCTTTATGCTTTTTTCTTTTGCTCCGGGATCAGATAATTCCATTAACATCTGCAGCACATCGATGCAATCTTTTATTTTATTTCTATTTGAAGAAGATATGATCCTGCCTTCTTTTAATGATTTGGATGCTGCTTCAAAACTTATAAATGTTATATTATTATCTTTTAACCACTTCTTGGCTTCATCTGCAGTCCAGTTCTTAATTGGAAATCTTATAGCCTGCGGTATTGGATTATCAGAAGGCTTGTCATGACCTTTTAATTTGCCCCAAATTACATCTGCTGTGGCCGGAACTTTTTTACTGCCATAAATTGTACCATCTGGTGTCCTTCGGAATGTATCAGGATTAAATTTATCAGGCTCCTGCAACCTTGCGGAATGCTCATTTGGGTAAGGTTTTTGCTCATCCCATCCGGCGGCCTTAAATATTAACTCCGATAAATTCCCTGTGATTAGTGATCTGAAATCTGAAAGCATATCATCGACACTTTTTACAGATACAATATAAGTTTCCTCATTGGCTGCTATTGGTACAAAGGAATATTCAAATAATTTGAGTTCAAGTAAATCTCTTATGCCTTCATCATAATTATCCTTTAAAACATTATATCCAATCGAAGCCCGGTCAACCACGCCATCCGCTATATAAATCATTCTATCTTTATTCTCCTCGGTCTTGGATATATTTGTTGAGGTGAAAAGACCTTTTGTGTCTTCCTCAATATGATTAGGCATTCCCATAGGAGATGTATGCCGCCAGAATGCTTTTATTAAACCTTGGGGAAATCTATCCCTTATGGTTTTTGTAAAAGCACCACTCCTTATTCTTTCATTCGATTCATCTTTATTATTTAAAATAGCTACGTAGGCATCGACTTTATACTCGGCCATTTTAATATCGAATTCCACTTTGAAATCCTTGTAAAACATAATAATCCCTTCCTTTTATATAAAATTTTAAAATTACATTTCTACTTCTTGACCTTGAGCATTATAAGCTGTCGTGCATCTGCAATTAATAACCTCTTCAGGATCGCCGCCCGGATCACCCGGATAATCAAGATCATTTGAAAATAAATCTTCAATATCAACTTCCTCTCCATCCATCATAGAATGGCTTTCTCTTACCCGATCATCTTCTGCAGTGACCCAGATCTTTGTCATTGCTTTAATATTGGTTTCTCTTGCCCCTGCAATTGAGCCGAAGTTGGATGCGCCAACAACCTCTGTCCTTCCCATTCTCATTGCCCGGAATGCATTATCCTCGTCATAGTAACGTCTTAAATCTTTTGCAATTTCATCGACAGTTTTGCCTTCTTGAATTCCAAGAGTGATTCTTGAATTGGCATAAAATTTTGAAGTATCGGTAATTAAGGTTGCCCGGTATGCCGCATTATTAACTGCCCAATCAATAATAAATCCTATTGTGGGATCAAATTGTTTATAAGATTTTCCTTCTCCGGTTATGGATCTGAATGCCCTGCTTCCAAAATCCTTTATTACTTCGGTATAAATTGCATAGAGCATCATCTTCCAAGCATCGGCTCTGGCTTTGAAATATCTATCAAGGCCATCATGACCTCCGCCCGGATAGATTTTTGCTATCTCTTTACCTTCCTGAGCAAATAAATTTAATGCATTGCCGGCAACATTCCGCTCCCATCCAATTCTTAATCTATCGAATGCTTTACCGAATATCTGTCTCTTTTCGGCAGTATCAATTCCTATAAATTTAAAGGCTGCAGGCCCTATTGATTTTTGTGCAATCAATTCGAATTCTTTACCCGAAGGAGTATTTTCATTAGGAAAATTCGGCAGAGCCAACCCGGCCGGAAGTAGCCCGGCACTGATAAATCCGGTATCTGATCCCGGAATATTCTCTGGCAAGTTGAGTTCAAGTCTTTTATTAACATCTGCCAGCGGTACTCCCATTGTCCAGAGTTTAAATGCATTATCTATCTGCTCTTTAAATTTTTCTCTTACTGCTTCTACATTTGAAACATCAAATTCAATTTTAAAATCAGAACCAAAGTCCGGGGAGATCGATAAGTTATAAGCATCCTGCAGATCTTCCATTAAAGGAATTATTGTATCCAACCAAAATATCTTCCTTGCGGTTTCGATATTTGCCAAGGTTGCCTTATCATAAATTCCTATCATTGGGGGAGGCACCTGAAATATTGCACAAATATCTTCACGAGTCATTTTCCTGCTTTCTATAAAATCCATCTCAGCAGGAGATAGCGACATCGGAAGCCACTGAGCTTCATTACCCATAACAAAAGGTTCTCTTGCATTTAAAGGCCCTTGGTGTTGTTCTTTAAACATTGCCTTTGCTGCAGCATATTGTGTGGCATCAAGATCGTGTTTAAAAGATAAAATACCATCCGAGACCGCCCTATTTTGCAGCGAGACCTTATTCCATTTAACTGCTTCAACATCGGTATCAACTGCCCGGGCGCCTGCCTGCAATGGTGAGCAACCCCAATAAACATTCGAAGGATCACAAAACATAACATGGACTATCTCCGCCGGATCATAATTTTTTATAATATCCCCGGTCCGGTATTCATATCCTCTTAAATAATCAAATTGATCTGGTATTGGATGAATTCCATCCGGCCCTATCGGCCATAACTCTCTTGGAGTTTTTCCAATTATTGCTTTGAGCCATAACCCATTGCCGGCCAAATAAAGATGTGCGGTCTGCCTTTCAATTAAATCCTGACCGGTCATAAATTTATTTGGTTTGTCAAAGAGCCGCTGCAAATCTGTATCTTTATTTTTTATAAATTCTTTTGTCTTCCTATCATATTGTTTTGAGTTCCAAGGTACAGATGCTACTGATTTCATAATCCTGTAAATGCAGGCATAAACATAAGTTGAAACTTTATATCCGTCTGAAACCGCTCTTGCAGTACTCCAATCACTCCATATTGGCTGCCCGATTCTCCATGAAGGTAAAAGCGATCCAATTTGCATATCCGGCCCGCCGATATAAAAAGAAAGATAATTATAATCTTTTTGATTTCTACTGAGTAGGCGGAGACCGAGTTTCTGAATAACATTTAATTTCTTTATTTTATCTTCCAATTTTACTCCTTAAGAAAAATCCTCGAGGTCCAATTTGTTAAAAATCAATCTTAAAATTATATATTTAACAAACCCTCGAGTTTATTTTAAAAATAATTCAATTGCTATATGTGGTTTTATTCTGAATCTTACATGCTTAAAGATATATGAAACCATTAAACAGAATTTTCCCAAGCGAGAAATCCTAACTTTGAGAACCAAATTCATATTCCCTTTTTTAACATTTATGCATTCTGTTTTGATATACCAAGGTAATTTTGCCATTCATTGCCCCTATTCCATTATCTTATATAAAACTATGCACCACGTTCGCTCACGTGCGGAAATAATATTGAGGTTGATCAATTATATATACCTCAATTATCTTACCGACTGAATAAAAATTCCCATTGTTTTTCGGTCATCAATTCTGTAAATCCCCAAACCATAGCATCCATTCTGTCCGGGGACTCTTCTCCGGCCTCTCCGGTATATGTGCATTGTTGATCTTCCAATCTTTCGAACAGGCCGACATGATGTATTTTCTTTTGCTCATACAAACTTGATATTGGTTCTGCTCTTGTATATTTGCCTCTTGAAGCATGAACCGATTTGTAAGGAATGTTCGAATCGATTGTTCTTAAAACTTCCTCAACCAGATCCCCACCATTATTTACTTCCCCAATTATCTTATCCGCTTTCCAATGATAGTAAGCCTTAATAGCTTGAGATGCCCAAACTTTCGGAGTTGCCCGGAGAGATAGATCTTCCAGAAGGTATCCATGATCATTAATTCCTTTACTGCATACCATGATTCCGGTCTCAGCAGAAGTCCCTCTTGATGTAACCGCCGGATCGATTGCAATAACAATTCGTTTTAAATCCGGGTGAACTTTAACTCTCAAACTTTCAATTAATGTTCTGGTCCATAATGCTCCCGGAGTATCTTCCAAAACCTCTGCATGAATCTCTTGTCTTCCCAAGCGAGTTCCTTCATACTTTGCAACAATTTTTTTATAAAAGAGCGGGGCCAGATTAGCTCTATTATCATAAGTTGTGCCCTTGGTTAAAATACAAAAAGGGTCCTTCATTAAATCTCTAATTATTTTAACTGGTTTCGGAGTTGTT